ACTGATGAAAATGTTTTTGCTCACGTTAGGTTTAATGAGCGGATAGACGCCGACGGCAAGCGCATGCTCTTCATTGAAGAAGTGCAAAGCGATTGGGCGGCTAGTGGCAGGGAAAGAGGATTTAACGAGCCTTACATTAATGGCGACGTTGTCGGGGGGCGTGAAGAGTCCGTACCGGCGGCGCCGTTTGTTTCTAAACAAAAAGGCAATCGGTTTGTAGAGGATGACAAGTGGCGAGCCTTAGCAATGAAGCGAATGATTCGTTGGGGCGCCGACAACGGATTTGATCGGGTAGGTTGGATTACTGGCCGAGACACTGCCGATAGGTACAACTTGAGCAAATTTATTGATCGGGTTGAGTACCAGAGATTGCCAGGTGAAGACCGGACCATGGTTAGCGCATGGGACAAGGCTGGAAACAAAGTAATCCCTGATAGGATGGTTGCCAGTAAGGACATGAAAAGGACTGTTGGCCGAGATTTAGCCGAACAGATTGCCGCTGATAAATCCGGGTCAGGCGAGTTTGAGGGACTTGAATTAGCTGTTGGCGGTGAAGGTCACAAACAGTTTTACGACATCGATCTGCCTAATTACACCGGCAAGTATGTTAAGAAGTGGGGCGGCAAGGTTGGTATGGTTGACGTTAGCCTGAGAGCGGCTGAAGACGTTGAGGCGCTTAAAGGAATACCTGAACGCACAACAAAAGCCCACTACGTTGATATCACGCCTGAGATGAAAGCTGATGTGCAGCAAGGTCAGGCAATGTTTATGCCAGCGGGTAGTGATGCTGCCTACATGAGGGCGGCAGAAAAGGGTGACACTAAGGGTGCGCAACTATTGGTCGATCAGGCTGCGAAGGCGGCGGGGTATGGGACGAGGGCGTTTCATGGGACAGCGTCAGAGTTTACAAAGTTCAACGCAGACAAGATTGGGACCACGTTTGATATTGATGACGATGGATTCTATTTTACATCCAATGAGGATTTAGCATCACAATATGCTGATGCCGCAGTGAAACTAACTGGGCGCGACTTCTCAGACGCTCGCGTTGTGTCTGCATATCTCAGAATTACGAATCCGTGGGAAATTGAAGTCGATGACACCAAAAGCCCGATAGCACACTTTGAAAGTGGGGACGGGGTGTTCAACCGAGGGCAACAGAACACAGTGCGTTACGCTATTGAGTCAGGCTATGACGCGCTTGTGGTAAGAAACAAGGATGCTGCGTTGCACGTCGTCTTTGACCCCAACCAAATCAAATCCGCCGACCCAATCACCTATGATGACGCTGGCAACATCATACCGTTAAGCGAGCGGTTCCAGCCTAGCTCGGATGATATTCGGTATATGCCAGCGGGTGAGGGTAGGGCACCGCGCAGGATGGGAAGCGCAACAAGCCGACCAGCACGAACCAGAATCCCAATGGGCGCCGTAGCCAAGCAACTACGCATGGAGCGGGACTTAAAAGAACTCAAGCGCAACTAATGAAAGGGTGGTTTCATGAAGCGGTTTATATTCGCCACGGACTTACATGGCGACCAACAGGATAAGGCGGCGGTTAAGGCGCTGTTCAAAGCAACAGAGTCTTTCAAGCCGCACCTTCGCATTTTTGGGGGCGACCTCATCGACGCTCGGCCCTTGCGCAAGGGCGCCGGGCCAGAGGAGCGTGCTGAGTCCATGGCCGATGATTGGCGGGCCGGTCTAAAATTCATTTCTGAATGGAAACCCACACACCTACTCATGGGCAACCATGACCAGCGTTTGTGGGATCTTGCCGAGGCCGACAAGGGCGTGGAAACGGATTACGCTTGGAAGGGCATTCAGGAAATGGAAGCCCGGTTGGAGAAGCATAAGACCGAGTGGCTTCCCTACCACAAAAAAAGCGTGTTCAAATTTGGTCACATGAAATGCCTTCACGGTTATTATCACGGCATGTACGCCGCCAGGCAGCATGCAGCGACCTATGGGGCTTGCCTGTTCGGGCACACCCACACCATTGACGAGTTCGCCATACCAGGGCTGGAACGCCGTGTGGCGCGGGGCGCTGGGTGCCTGTGCAATTTGGACATGAAATACAATAGTAGACAACCGTCCAGCTTACGGCACGCGCATGGTTTCGTTGTTGGCACGATTAACGAGAAGACCGGCGACTACTGGACTTTTCAGGCTGAGGAGATTAATAAGACATGGGTGATTCCAGAAAAGCTAAAAACCCTGTAGACGATTGGACTGCTCTACTTTCCGAAGTGCGGGAAGCAGCAATAGAATCGCCTGGTCCTGAGTGGAAAACCTGCCGCCAGATTGCTGAGGAGCAAAATCTGTCTCTGAGCTACATGTCCAATAAGCTGAGAGAATTGGCGCGGGCCGGAAGAGTTGAGGTGCGTAAGTTTGTCCTTAACACCAATTCAAAAACCTACCCCGTACCGCACTACAAAATTAAATGAGATGGCCCAAACTCCAAACCCGTGTGCATGTAGAGTGGCTCGATCCTGCTGGCTACATTGGAGATTCGGTGGAAAACGCCAAACCAGCGCCGTGTTGGACCGAAGGGATTTTGGTGCGTAATGAAGATGACTATGTGGTGCTGGCTACTAGCCAATACAAGGATGGGTCAGGAGATTTCACCGTTTTGGTAAAAGGGTGCTGCACGAAGGTGCGTAAGATTTAGGTGTTAGCACGATCATGCTAACAAATACGCTAACAAACATGTGTCCACGCATGTCCACCGCTGTCCACTGGTAAAATAAAAAACCCTCGAAAAACGAGGGTTTGTCTACTACTGTCCACGCATTGCGCGAGACTCTTAATCAATTGGTTGGGGGTTCGAGTCCCTCCCGGGGTACCAATTCTAACACGGTTTTTTCAGGCTCATCGCAAAGTGAGCCTTTTTTAATGCACACCGTGCTAACGATTTTGCTAACACTTGCCTGATCGCACATTGCACTTTTGGATGCAAAATAAGGCATTAGAATCAACTGTTTATCACGATGTCAGATTCCAGATCAGTGTAGTACCTGTCGGTGGTGCTGATATCCTTGTGACCAAGGAGGTGCTGCGCGGCGCTGATGCCGCCCTGCTTCAGCACAGCAGAACCGTATGCCTTCCGTAGCTCATGGAACTTCTTGGAAGAATGATTCCAGCCCTGTTCACCTAGCCAAGCATTTAAGCGGCGGAAAACATTTTCCAGGCGTTCGGTATCGCATCCGCTCAATAGGTAATCATCTTCTGATTTGCCTTCAGTTAGTTCCATGAAAATGGCCCAGATGTCCTGATGGATCGGCACGGTCCGTTCCTCCCCGTTCTTGGGTTGCCAATCGCCGTGCGGCACAATCTCGATGGCATGATCAGTAAAGAACGACATCTTGGCATTAGCGACCTCGCCCTTTCGCATGCCGGCAAAGTAGCCGCAGAGATACGCCTTATAGGCTTCAGGATCGTCTGTACGGAGTTTTTTGCTGGCTTCAAGGGTTCTAGCGTACAACCCCTTGTCCTTGGGCGCCTTGAACCGCGCACGCGGCCCTTGTTCAACGGATCTCCCCTTGAACTCCTTGACGTCCAGCACCAGACCCTCATCAGCGTAACGCTGCATCATCTTCTTGCTGAAGATTGATTTCGCTTGTCTGACGGTGGAGGCGACTGTGGTTTTTGCCGTGCGTAATTCCAGAACACCGTTGGCCTGTTTGTGCCGTAGGTTCTCAAAATCTGAGAAGATGCGCCCAGACAGTGAGTTGACGGTCTTGGTCAACGGCACACCGACCTCACGCAGAATGCGCTCCATGGCTCGTCGGTTGCGGTGCGCGGCCTTTACCGTTGCCAGCTTCTCATACAAATCCATCAGTTCACCGATGGTGATTGAGCTTGGATTACGGTTCATCAACTTCTCAGCGGCGGCGAGGTTTTCCTCACGAAGTGCCTGGAAGTATGCCTTAGCACGTTTCTCCGCCAAACGCTTGTTAGGCGTTTTGGTGGCAAACCACATGCGCTTGCCGTTAATGGATTCGATGGCAGTGTAGTTGTTTTTTCGGATGATGTAGGTCATGACTTGTAGAGTAAGATTGTGCCGGGATCATTCCATTCGGGGTACCAGCCATTGACTTCGCACTCCTCATAGAATTTTTTGTCGATACCGAAAATGGTATCGTTGTTGTTCATCTGCCAGTAGTCGGCATGCGGATTATGCTCGGCGCCGACTAAGATTGAGTTCTTACCCCAACCAAACTCATTGCCGTCTTCAATAAGAGGAGCCTTCGGGAATTTCTTCTGAAGGTGTTTCACTAGTTTTAATTTATCCATGCTAGTCTGCCTTGTCATAATGCTTTTCCTCACCGTCCCAGAGGGAACCAGAACGGTCAGAGTTGATGCGAATAAAACCGTCAGGACGAACCTTGCAGCGTTTCTTCGCGGGGAAAAAATCCGAATCCTCATCAATGAATTGATTTGGGATCGGAGTGGTAGTGCCGATGGGCCATCCACCGACCTCGTTTGAGGCGATATGGCGAACCACAACGGTGTTTGGTGTTGCCTCCACAACTTGGTAGAACTCATGGAGGATCATCGACCAGCCCCAAGGAACGTGGATGATATCGCCTACGGAGTAGGTATGTTTTGCAGTTTCTTTTTTCATGTTAAAAGGAGGCAGTGCATAGCCCCGTCGAGGGGGCGAGCGGTGTCCTAGTCCCTACACCTTGTTTCATTGCGGGCTTGCTAGGGGCACCACTACGTTGCTCTTACACTGCCATAAATTATGCGGATAAACTCACAATTCGATCAGCGCGAAATAGTCGCCACGCATTATCGCGTTCCACTACCTTGGCGTAGAATCCCGTCAGTCGGGAATCACCCTCGGCGGTATACGGTTCGATATCGGTGAGGGTGTAGGTGACTTCGGCACCTTCCTTGTTGGTCACGCCCTCAGTTCTTTCAGGTATGTAGGTTAGTATCATTTTGCAGTTTTGGTTAAAATTAGCGGTTCTCGATTTGCTGCTTTGTGTGGTCGATTGTTCCCAACCACATCGCCTTGGCGATCTTAGCGGTTAGTAATAAAGCAGACCAACGGGGGCGAATCCCCCTGTCAGCAAATAGATCCTGGGATGCTTCTGCGATTTCAGAGAGGGGCGAGGCGCTGGTCAGGCTAAACTCAAAAGCAGGTTGCAGTTCGATAGCTACCTCGCGCAGAATTTCATCAGACACAAAGTCTGGTTTTTGAATGGTTTGTTTGACGTTTTTCATTTTGCAGTTAGCCCCCGCACTCCATGTGCTTGAACTGCTCTGAGTATATACACGCGTATAGACAGTGCAACACCAAAATCACCTGTTTATACATTTTTTTTTGGGGGGGGCTGGGACTGTAAATGTCCTGCCTGAAATTTAAATTAAATATGTGTTGAAGGGTTGCGTCAAAATAGCCTATTTAAATAATACTCTTCGCGCCGAAAGGCTCAATATGTACGAATTAACTGGTCTAAAAACGAAAAAATACAAAGAATTACTGGAGAAACGAGAGGAACTGATCAATCAAATCAATGAGATTGATCAAAGGATAGAAGACCAAACAGGTCGATCTATTTGCGAAGTTTTAGAATCTTCTGAAGTTCAGCCGAACTTGCATCACGCTCTTTCTGGGCGGCGGTGACCACTTGGCTCAAACTTCTATCAACACACTTCTCTATTATTGCTGTAACGGTCAGCCCGGTAGCGCCGGATGCTGCTCGTAGCTTTTCCAAAAACAACGCATCAAATCTAAATGCAGTTGTCTTTCGGATTTCTTTTTTCTTAGACATTTTTTTTTGTGGTTCCTAAAACACTGTAAATACAGTGCTCATCAACATGACTGTATATACCGATCCGTCAAGCAACTTATAAAAAAGATTGCGGAACGTAACGCAATCGCCGTATAAACGCCGCACCCTTTTTGGGGGTAATTAAAGAGCCGATTAACTTCGGTCTTTTTTTGGAGGAAAAAACGCAATCGCCGTAAAGGCGTACGCAATACAAATGAAAACAACACCAAAAATCCTATGTGCATTTCGGTTACAGCCCCAGTTGAAGAAGCGCCTGGCCCGGTTTGCAAAACGCAAACGGGTGACCGCTACCGATGTCTTGGAGGCACTGATCGATAAGCACTGTGTCACAGCTAAAGAAGAAAATTAGTATGAAACAGAAACTGCAAACCAACTCTATACCCGCCAAGAGGTCGCCAAACGACTCTCGGTTTCCACAAAAACAATCGACCGGCTACGTCAGTCAGGTCAACTCGCCACCAAGTGGATTGGCGAAAATTCCCCAAGGATCACGGGCGACAGTCTGCGCCGATTCCTGACAGCAGCAGGGTGCTTCGCCTTCATGACGGTTGCATCTGCCGTAGAGATTAACGGCAAATTGATCCATGCCGTTGCCATGGTGGAGAGCAATAACAACCACCGTGCTGTGGGCGATCAGGGCAAGGCCAACGGTGCTTTCCAGATGTGGAAGCCCGCATGGCAGGATTGTTCTAAGTGGCTGAAGAAGAACGGATTCAAAACTACGACCTACGAAAAGGGCGTCAACGATCCGACAATTAGCCACCAATACTGCAAAGTCTACCTCTCGATTCTTAATTCCCAATTAAGGAGGTCAATAGGTCGAGAGCCTAGCGCGGCTGAACTCTACGCCGCGTACAATTTGGGATTCACGGGATTCAAGCGCCGTGGATTCGACATCAGCAAAACGCCATCAATCACGCAGCGTGCGGCGGTAAAGCTCAACCGTTTTTTGGAGGCAAAGTAATGGCGAGATCCGCGATCAGAAAGCGCAGCTATGCCTCGCCCGGAGTCTGCATCCACTGCGAGCGAGCCACGATAGTCACCCACTATGACCGCAGTCTACAAGGCTACATCTGCGCTGACTGCGCACCGATGGCGATACTGATCGACGCACTTCTAATCACAGTTATGTGTTGCAGTCATCCCAAACCAAACCAAACCCCCGACCACTAACCCAACCATGGAGGATGGGCCATGGATGTTGAATGCATTGAATATAATATCATGCCAATAAATAGCAGAGCAAAGGGCGCCAGATTCGAGCGATATCTCGCTCTCTGGTTCCGAGATGAAGGCTGGGCCGATGCCAAGCGCGGGTGCCAGCACGCTGGCCGTGACGTGAACACGGGCCAAGATGCCCCCGACCTTATCGTGCCCGGATTGACTGAATGGCTACACATTGAGGCCAAACACGTTGAGCGGTTGCAGCTTCAAGATGCCTACGACCAAGCACGGCGTGATGCCAGTGGTGTAGGGAAAATCCCCTGCGTCATCCATAAGCGCAACAGCACCGATCCCTTAGTGACAATTTCCCTGGAGGACTTCGCTCAATTTTTGCGCGGCGACTTACCTCCGAACAACGAAAACCAAACGAAAGAAAACGAAAATGAGTGAATTGACCCTCACAGCAGGTGGCGGCGGCGCCGTCACGGAATACACTCCACCTCCGGTGGGTGAACACAAAGCGATCCTTGTAGATATTATTTTATCGAAGGGTGAACAAACCAAATTCGGAGTGAAAGACTTACTGTTTTTCTACTTTGAACTGGAAGCGAAAATGGAAGACGGGCGCCCATTCTTGGTGCGCAAGAAGTTCACCAATTCGCTGAACGAAAAATCCAACCTCTACAAGTTCTTGACGAAGTGGCGCGGCAAACCGTTCGAGCCGGGTGAAGAGTTTAACCTCCGTTCTATGCTGGGCGTTGGTTGCGTTCTTGAGATGGAAGAGTTCCGTCCAGATGGCGAGGACAAGGTGGTGGTCTATGTGGACCGCGCTCGCAAGCTCGCCAAGAAGGATTGGATCAAACCGTCCGGTGAGTACGACGGCGACAAGGCGCGTGAGCGCATTGAGGCGAAGAAGGAAGAAAACAATTCCGCCCAGCCCGCCGTGACTGTGCCTGAAGGAACGAAGGACTCTTTCACCGATCCAGGTGAAGTCGAAGACGACGTACCGTTTTAGACAATGAATCAAGACTCGCCTCACTCTTCACTACCTCCTTGCGGTTCGGGCCTATGCCTTCGTTCGAACCCAGTGGGGCGAGTCTCTCTTTTATCTCGGGCACTCAGGGCGGCGCAGTATGCGCTGGAGGGTGTTTTGCAGTTCGCTCACGAGTTTGTGCTGCTGCTAGTCTGGGTGTCCGTATTTTATTTTATTTTTAACATATTGAAACTGCTATGGATGAATTAACTTTAAAAGTTGAAGCCGGCTCAGAAGCGCATTGGTACTACGCCAATGGACTGAGCCAGCACACAATGGAGTCGAGTGACGGCACGACTCGCAACACTAACCTGCGGGATGCTCGTAAGCTCGGATTGTTTCCCAGTGTCACCGAGGTAATCAAGATTCTGGCGAACTTCGGTATTACTAAATGGTACCAGGGTATGCTGATTGAGGCGGCATGGACTATGCCGGAAAAGTTTCGGGGCGAGAGTTACAGCATGTTTGCCGAGCGTTGCTACAAGGATGCCGACCAGTTCGGCGCCGATGCACGGGAATTTGGTTCGGCGATTCACGAGATGATTGACCGGTTCCACGGCGACCCGGATTACGTTCCGGAAGATGAATCACTCCTGCCTTATTTTGAAAAGTATAAGGCATGGTTCAGGGCCAACATCATTCGGGTGATCGATAGCGAGCGCACGGTAGTAAACACCAAGTATGGCTACGCTGGCACCATGGACTTACTGGCGGAGCATCAGGAACACGGCACTGTGCTGATCGACTTCAAGACTCAGAACATGAAGTACGGTCGCCCTAATTACTATGAATCTTGGCCACTTCAATTGGCGGCGTACCGCGAGTGCATTGAGCCTAAACCGCGTTGCCTGTCTGTTGTCATTAACAGTAAGGAGGCGATGGATCCCTTCGAGAAACTCTGGGACGATCAAAAGACTAAAACCAGTTGGGATGTGTTCCGGCGCTGCACAGAAATCTGGCAGCTTCAGCGTAACTACTTTCCGCAAGCGCAGGAGGTGGCAGCATGAGTGATGCAATTAGTTACGAGGCTAAGGCCATCGCAGAATTAGCTGCACCGATCTGGGGTGTTAAGTCATCCGACCTGTTGAGTCGGCGCCGCGTTTCTCAGGAAGTCACTGGTGCCAGGCAGGCGTGCATGACGGTGCTGCGCACCCGTGGCTATTCACTAAGCGCAGTGGGTCGCGCCTTTGACCGGGACCACGGCACGGTGCTGCATGCGGTTAAGTCTGTTAGCAACAACGTCGAGGTGTGGCCCGCGTTTCGGCAGAAGTGGGAGATGCTGGTCGGTGTGCTGGTGGAGGATGAAGATCCTGAAGATAAGGTGTCCATCACTCTGGAGGGACATATTCCGGGGCACCAAAATCTAACCGACCCACAACTGGCTGCGGTCTTGGCGCAAAAGGCTGAGATTAAAAAGGAACGGGTAAACATAAGGCGCAATTTATGTCAGGGGGCAACAAAGTCGTAACACCGGAACAGGCTGAAGCCATGGGCTATTGGTCATTAACTCGGCCATACAGGCCGAAGCAGAAGGCCATGTGGGAGCGAGTGTGCGCCGACATGGAAAAAGGAGGAATCCCGTACGCCTTAGTACGGGTAAAAGTGGATCATGCATATGGTCCATACGACGGAATTGAGGTGTGGCGTGGTTGATATAAATGAATTAAAACAGAAATATACTTTACCAATGGCTGTAGCCGATCTGGGCTATGACCGTTCAATTGTTAAGCCTTCAACTAACTGCCCGTTCCATGATGACAAGAACCCGTCATTTGGAATTTGGGAGGACAAGGGTGAGTGGAAGTGGAAATGTCACGCCGGTTGTGGTGGGGGTGACGTAATCGACTTCATCGAGGTTGCCCTGAACATTAGCCAAAACGAGGCCATCAAAAAGTTTAAGGAGTTAGCTGGCGCCGCCGACGCGGTACCCGTCCTAATGGATCCACCAAACCGGATCAACTGGACGGAAGCTACCAATGCATTTCAACCTGCGCACCGTTCCAAGCTGGCCGAGTGGCGCGGGTTATCGAACGAGTTTGTAGATTGGCTACACGAGAATAATTATTTGGGCATCGTCCAGGGACAACTGGCATTCCCGGTTCAACATCAACCTAGAACCACGCCAAACGGGAGTGCTGACGGTGCCCATCTCTTTCACAGGGAAAAGGGGTGGAGGATACTAGGCGGGAAATCCTCGCCATGGTGGATAGGCGATCATGAAGAACATGTGTTCGTCTTCGAGTCACAGTGGGATGCGTTCGCCTTCATGGATAAGGTGAAGTGGGCCGAGTCCATTGCCGCAGTATCCTCGATCCTAATCACTCGCGGCGCTCAAGGTGCCAAGAAGATTAACGGACTGATACCGGCCAAGAGCAAGGTCTACCTGTTTACCCAGAATGATGAGGCGGCAGAGAAGTGGCAGGATGATATCACTGCGATGCATAGCCGGTGCCACATTGTCGCCACACCGGATGAGCATAAAGACCTCAACGATTGGGTGAAGGCCGGGGCAACCGGCAAGGAAATCGTGGAAGCAATGGAATCGGCGCCGCTGTACGAGAATCCCAATGCACCGAGACTGCCTGGCGCCATGGATTGGTCTGAACTGTTGGCGTTTGATGCCAGCAAGGACATGGACTGTATGCTGGGATCTCGTTGGCTATCTAAAAGTGGTAGCTGCGTTTGGGTAGGCTCATCCGGGCTAGGCAAGTCCGTCCTCACTTTACAGGCAGCGATGACGTGGGCGGCAGGATGTCCGTTCTTCGGTATCCAGCCTAAAGGTTATTACAAGTCACTCATTGTCCAGGCTGAGAACAATTTCGGGGATGTGGCTGAAACCATCCAAGGCGTCAAAACCGGACTAGCCGAGGAGTATCCAGAGATCAGCTTCGACGAGATCCAGCAACGGGTCAGCATTGTGCGGATGGTCAACAGTCAGGGCATCGAGTTCATTGCCCAGCTAAAGTCCATGATCGCTGAGTATCAGCCTGACATGGTGTGGATCGATCCGCTCCTATGCTATTTAGGGGGAGATCCGAACTCATCAGAGGATGTTAGTCACTTTACCGGGCTACTCGATGAACTAGCCATTGAGTCCAAGTGCCTGTTCCACCTGATTCACCACACCGGCAAGCCTAAGACCAGCCAGGACACAAAGGGATTTACCAATGCCGACCTAATGTACGCAGGATTAGGTTCTAGCGTCTTAACCAACTGGGCACGCGCCATCATGGTACTTCAGGCTGAAAGAGGCTCAGAGGGCGTATACAGGCTCACTGCGGCCAAGCGTGGTAAGCGGGCTGGTATGCATCACGAGTACAGCACTAGCTCAGACTATATCCACCTTGAACACTCTGACCGGGGATTGTGTTGGTTAGCATCAGACTATCAGCCAGAAGAGAAGAAGCCGGGGCGCAAGGCAACTGAGGTGCCGTTCACGGCCTTCAAGGATTCCATTGAGAACAGTCACGGCAAACTGTCCAAGGCAGGTCTAGCCAGGCATCTGGCCGATGAGTACGGCATGTCTCAGAGGAACATGGAGCGCCGAATCAACAACCTAATCGACAACAAGACCATCAAATACGGAAATGAGGGTGGATTGGTGTGGATTGGGAGTGCGACAGAATAGTTTTGTCGTAAATAGGAACAGGAATGAACCGTAAAAACAGTATTAATATGTGTGACCGACAGAATAGGAATGGATGTCGTCGTCATTATGTCGAAGTACGACAGACAAAACCCCTTCCCCCTAAAGGGGAAAGGGTATTTTGTCGTCGTCCGTACTGGAGAGTTTTGTCATGAGTGAAAACGAGAAGAAGAAGCGAGTTAAGCCAAGGAAGAAACCGGGCAATTCACTCACCGCTGCCAAGGCGTTGATAGCAATGCCGGACCCATCATCGATTGATGTGAAGGATCTCATACCGGCGAGTGTGAAGGAGTATGCCGAGAGCATCAAAGGGGATAGGAGGCTTGAGAAGATCAACAAGTACACTGCACACAATGTGGAAGCCATTTTGAGGAAT